TCACGCCGGCAGCGCATCCACCAGGCAATTTACAAGCGGAAGCACTCATGAAATAGGTCTGCTTGGGGAGTTTTCATTCGGGCGTCTGGTTGGCCAAATGCCAGACGTAGAAAAAAGAATAAACGGAGACAGAGGAGTTGACTTCGTTGTTCCATTCTTAAAAATTATAGACGTAAAGACAACCAAGGCTCCAGCCGCGTATCATACCTCAACATTATATGTTGAAAGTGGTAAGGTCTTAGCAGACATTTACGTTCTCGCTGTCGCTAATGATGATAAGACAGACGCTAAATGCGTAGGCTGGACGACTAAAGACTATATATTATCCGTAGAGCCTAAAAGGTCTTTCCATGGAATCCTGACCCATCAAATTCCACAGGAGAGGCTTACGAACATGAATGAGCTATTGAGGCGAGTCCCAAAATGGACAGCCACTTGGAGATTTGATTCAAGTGACAACCATTGATGGCTTAAGCCTAAATTGGGATAAAGTTCTTTTTAATATTGACAAGGTTCAGGCAGAAGACAGCCTGTCAGAATTCGTCAAGCAAGCATGGCATATCATTGAGCCTGGTCAGACCTACATCCATGGCTGGCATATTGATTTCATCTGTGAACACCTTGAAGCCGTAACCTACGAGCTGGAAATGCCGGATGGCGGCGTCTACAACAGACTTCTGGTGAATGTTCCGCCAGGAACAATGAAATCCCTACTCACTAACGTATTCTGGCCAGCATGGGAGTGGGGTCCACAGAACCTCCCCCACATGCGTTACGTCTGCGCCAGCCACAGCCAAGACCTAGCCATCCGTGACGGCTTGCGGATGCGCCGGCTTATTGAAAGCGAATGGTATCAAGAAAGATGGGGTGAGAGAGTTCAGCTTACCAAAGATCAGAACCAGAAGACCAAGTTTGAAAACACCTCGACAGGATTCCGCCAGGCTGTCGCAGCCGGATCTATTACCGGCGCCAGAGGTGACAGAGTTATCATAGACGACCCGCACAGCGTTGAGGGCGCCGCATCTGACCAGCAACGCCAGTCAACCATTCTGTGGTTCAGTGAGGCAGTTCCAACCCGCTTAAATAATCCTGATAGGTCGGCAATTGTTGTCATTATGCAAAGACTGCATGAAGAAGATGTCTCCGGCGTCATTTTAGAAAAGGATTTGGGTTATGACCATATTATGCTTCCAATGCGCTACGAGCCGGGGAGGTCATTCCCCACATTGCTTGGCCTTGAAGACCCAAGAACAGAAGAAGGGGAACTTCTTTTTCCGGCTCGTTTTCCCGAATCTGTGGTTGATAGGGATGAACGGATTATGGGACCCTACGCCACAGCCGGGCAGTTTCAACAGTCGCCGGAACCAAGGGGTGGCGGTATCATCAAAAGGGAATGGTGGCAGCTCTGGAAGGATAAGTCTTATCCGCCATTTGACTACATCATTGCGTCATTAGATACGGCATACACCACCAAGACTGAGAATGACCCGTCTGCCATGACTGTTTGGGGGATATGGACTGGTGGAGACCAGACAGCGCAAGTCACGCGCATGCCAACGTCAGAAGGTGAAATGCTGAGTGTTCTTGAGAGAACCTATACTCAGGAGCACCCCAGGGCCATGCTGATGTATGCCTGGGCGGAAAGGCTGGAGTTGCATGAGCTCGTTGAGAAAGTCCAAGAGACAATGGGCGCCTACAAGGTAGATAAGCTGCTTGTTGAGAATAAAGCCAGCGGCCACAGTGTAGCCCAGGAGATTCGTCGCCTTTATGGCCATGAGGAGTTTATGGTCCAATTGATTGACCCTAAGTCTCAAGATAAGATGGCGCGCCTATACAGTGTTCAGCATCTTTTTGCTGAGGGGCTTATCTACGCGCCGGACAGGTCATGGGCGGATATGGTCATTACTCAAGTTGCTCAGTTTCCAAAAGCAAAACATGACGACCTTGCTGACACGGTTAGCATGGCGCTGCGGCACCTGCGGGACGCCGGACTGCTTGTTAGAAACGCTGAATGGACGGCAGACCTCGACCAAGGTAGAGTGCATCACGGCTCTGAGGAGGAGCCGCTCTATCCAATATAGATGGGAAGACACAATGATTTACGCCAACGCAGTTGTTGACGTTCTGGAAGCTGCGCCACCTCATGGCAAGGGTCTGGGAAAATATAAAGTTGAGGTGTGGGGGAAAGAGCCACATGATTATGTGCGCGTCTATGAAATAGCTTCCAAAACTGATACACTAGCAGCCCGCGAGGGCCTTGATAGGTTTTGCGAAGAAATTGGTAAACTCGTTGATAGTAAGGACAGTTGATTATGGGTATGACTCCCGGCCTCAATCCAGCCATCCGGCAAGTAGAGGGCCAGGAGCCCCAAGGCCTCGGCGCAGCTGAAGATATTTTAGTTGAAATCCTTGAAGATAATGATGACAGGCAAGAAGTAGACGACTCTGGCAACATCATAAAGATTGAACACGGTGACGGGTCAGTCAGCATATCCTTGGACGGAAATGGTCTTGGCAAAGAGTCTGAGGCTGATAAATCCGCTGAGTGGTTTGGCAATCTTGTTGAAGATATTGATAGCATGGAGTTAGGCAGAATTGCCGAAGACCTGCTTCGCGGCGTTAGAGATGACTTAGACAGCCGCAATGAATGGATTGAAGACAGGGCGCAAGGCATTAAGCTTCTTGGCCTTAAGATAGAAATCCCTGGAATACAGGGCGCAGCGGACGGTGCCCCTGTTGAGGGTATGAGCAAGGTAAGACATCCGCTTCTTCTTGAATCTGTTCTTCGCTTCCAAGCTAATGCAAGAAGTGAGCTTCTTCCGACGGATGGTCCAGTTAAAATTCGTAACGACGACTATATGGCCACCATGCAGGAAGATGGATTGGCGGATGCTCTTGAAAAAGACCTCAACCATTATCTTACGGCTGTCGCGCGTGAGTATTACCCAGACACAGACAGAATGCTATTTATGCTTGGGTTTGGGGGGACATCATTTAAGAAAGTTTACTTCTGCCCACTTCGAGGCCGTCCAGTTTCTGAGACGGTAGACGCTGATGACTTGATTGTTAATAATGCTGCGACGGATTTGAGTAACGCCAAGCGCACTACTCACCGTGTTTTCATGCGTCAGTCTACTGTTAAGCGTTTGCAGATTTTAGGCGTTTACCGAGACATTGATTTAACAGTTCCGTCAATGGATCAGCCGGATGCGGTTCAACGCCAAAAGGCGGATCAGCAAGGCATTTCTATTGATACAAGAAATCCTGAAGACAGAGATAGAGAAATTTATGAAATTTATTGCGAATTAAACATAAGGGGACATGAGCACAAATATAAAGGAAAAGAGACAGGATTAGAGATTCCCTACAGAGTAACTATTGATGTATCCTCTAGGGAAATACTCTCCATTGTAAGAAACTATGATGAACCGACGGGCGAGGAAGGTGATGAATTACCTGAAGCGCGAAACAACTTTGTTAAATATTCTTTCGTCCCCGGTATGGGCTTTTACGACATTGGTTTACTTCACATCCTTGGCAACACTACTAATGCGGTGACGGCTGCATGGCGAGAAATGTTAGACGCCGGAATGTATGCAAATTTTCCGGGCTTCCTCATGGCAGATACTGGTGCCCGCCAAAATACAAATATCTTCCGTGTTCCTCCAGGTGGGGGCGCTTTAGTAAAAACTGGCGGAATGCCAATTAGCCAAGCCATTATGCCATTGCCCTACAAAGAGCCTGGGCAGGCTATGATGAATTTGGTTAGCAACATGGTTGAGACTGGCCAGCGTGTTGGCTCAACAAGTGAGTTGCAAGTTGGTGAAGGGCGCCAAGATGCGCCTGTTGGCACAACGCTGGCAATGATTGACCAGGCTACAAAGATTCTTAATTCCGTTCACAAGCGCATGCATGCGTCACAGGCTGAAGAGTTTCAGTTGTTGGTGCGTTGCTTTAGGGAGCATCCTGAAAGCTTTTGGAAGCGTATGAAGTCTCCATCTGCACCTTGGAACTATCAGCTGTTTATTGAGGCCCTGGACAATTATGAGTTGGTTCCGCAGGCTGATCCAAACACAGCTAGTCAAACACAGCGACTAATGAAGGTAATGGCTTTGAAGCAATTGCAGCAAGGCAACCCTGGTATGTATGACCCAATTAAGATTGACATGGTTGCAATGAAAGCCATTGGCTGGAGCAACCCTGAGCAGTTTATGGCTGCTACGGCGGGTCAGCCTCAGACGCCGCCTGAGGTTCAACTGGCTCAAGAGCAGTTGAAGATTCAGAAGCAAGAGGCTGACGCTAGGACAATGGATGCACAGTCTAAGGCTGCTGAGGTCCAGATTAAGGCTCAAAGCCAAAACAATCCAAATCAACAGCCTGACCCTGCTCAGTTGATGGAAGTTCAAATGAAGCAGGCTGAGTTGCAAGAGAAGCAAATGGAGTTGCAGCAACAGCGTGAGGAGTTGCAACATAAGGTTATGGACAGTCAGTTTGACGCCATAAACCGTCAGCGGGATAGGGAAAGCCGTGAAAGACTGGCGGCTGTAAAGTTGGCTGAGGATATTGCGGCCAATCCTACGTCGCTTCCTATTATCCAAAGCATTATTGAGCCTGGCATGCTTCAAAGGCTGGAAAGCCAAGAGGCTCCATTACCTATAATCAATACAGGTGAATGATGGCTAAGAAGAAACTTAAATATCCATTAGCCATGCCAAAGGAAGCCAAGCTTGAGTTGAAGGCTGGAAAAGCAAAGCTGAAAAATATTTCTCCGGGCGAGTTTCTTGGAGAGACTCAAGAGATGGAAATGGATGAAGGGGATAGGTCCATTATCCGTGGCTTCAAGAAGCATATTAAGCATGGTCATCATATTGGTCCTTTGAAGCTGTATAAAGACAATATCCAAGACGGCAGACACAGAGCTGAGGCGTCAAAAGAGCTAGGAATTAAAGAGGTTCCTGTCATGGATTTTCGCCATACTGATGATGATGGCAGAGACGAAAGAGCTCTTGGCGGCGGCATTCCTTATCAGCATGATTTAGGTGATGATGATTCCGGCGCTTTCTTTCGTCGGTTGATTGCCTGGAGCTTTGCTGCTGCGCCTGTTTTGAAGCGGGCGGATGGTGGGCCAGTATTAGAGGATGGGTTTCCGACACATTACCTTCCTGAAGTTGGAAGACAGGTTATGCAAGGCGGCGGGACTCCTGACGACATTGAGGCTGCTATTAAAACAGCCAATGAAGTTGCTGCGCGGGAAGGCGCTACGCACCATAAAGGTGTAAGCGGCGCGGTTGAATTTGCGCCTATGTCAATTGAGGAACCTTTAACACATTCGCGTCTTCCTCTTGGCACATATCCAAAGGGAACTACTGACGTTATTCAGCCAGCCCTCCAAGCTGCTTCAGAGATAGCTCCTTACTTTACGCCGGCTGCTCCTATTGCTGCGGCAAGAGATGTTGCGGTTGGATTGCGTGAGGGGGACCCAACTACTGCTGCGTTATCAGCTCTTGGTCTTCCAGGAAAGGCTGCGAAGGCGGCTGCGGTTGGCGCCGCTGCTCTTATGCCAGAAGATGCTGAAGCTGGACCAATAGCAAAGGCGTTAAATATTGTAAAAGGATTAAAGCCTTCAGTTGTCAAAGCTTCTGATATTATTTCACGAGACCCGAATCTTTCTTCGGAATTGCAAGTTTCGAACTTTGGAAAACCATTAAGTGAAATTGAATATGTGGCTACTCCAACAGGATTATTGCGGCCTAAGAAAGTTCTGACCCCAGAGGATTTATATAAAGAGGGAGCCTATGTTGCTCCTGCCTTAGGAGATAGAACTGAAGCTGAAATGATTTTGCATGAAATTAATGGCGTTCCATTAGCGGAGCCTGTTTTGCTTCAAGGTGGAGGTAATTATCAGAGGTCTAGGTTTGCTCCTTCTCCTTGGGCATCTCGCCCAGCAACAGCCAAACAAATGTTAGAAAAAATACAGTCCCAATTACCTGATGAAGATGTTCCTGTTTATATGGCCCACACTCTTATGGGTATTCCTAGTATGGATTCTTCCCATATGATTGCTCAAAGTTTGTTAAGGCAAGCTCCAAACTTAAATCTTGATACATCTGCATTAAAGAAGCTTAATGATTTTGTTTCTGGAAAAGTAAGTGACAAAGCTGGTGAGTGGCCAGGTTTTGAAAATTGGAAAGAATCAGAAAAGTTTCTAGCAAGTCGCCCTGGAACAGCTTCATCTGAATTTGCAAAAGCCCTAGATAGATCCACTATGATAAAAGGTGGGTTCCCAGATGTTGGAGCAGCTAGAGTTGCTGCAATGGACCCTAATCTTATAAGCGGGGAACATTTGGCAAGTGGTTATTCTTTATCAAGATTAGACCCTAAGGGAAAAATTTTAGTTGATCCAGAGCATATACATGAAACATACGGGGGGCAGTTACCCGGAAATATTGGATATGCTGGAGGATTTGAGCATCAAGTTCCTGCTCGGTTAATGTTCCCAAATTGGTATAAGAACATAAAGCCAGAATATCTTGAAAAGAAATCAGGAAGAATGGTCCCTATGACGCCTACAATGTATCAGCAAGCGTTAATGACTCAGACGCCTGTTCAAAAGGCGGACCAAGAATGGCTTGATAATATTATGAGCTATCTTGAAAAAAATAAAAAAGGATGGGGGTATTATGTTGGTGGAATGGTATAACCTTTAATGTCACCAACAAGCATGTTTAATTCGTTAATAATGATTTCTGCATCTTTATTTTTTTCTAGGTCTAACCCTAAAACAAGAATAAGCTCGCCTATTTTTGTGTGGATAGACTCTATAAGGCACTCGGCGTCATATTGAGTGAAATGCTCCATATCAATCCCCCATATCAACACTATGAATATTATCTACGCTAGTATATTATCTTTGCTTCCGCAAGCTTTTGCGGAGGGGGGACGCCCCACAATCTGGCCGGAGAGTTTAAATGTATAAAATTGCCAAAGAGGCCCGCGAGAAGATGAAGGCGAAAGCCCGTTCTCTTGCTGGCGAAAAGGATCAAAAGGTAGATAGCTCAGACTGGATCCCAGCTGAACCGTTGAATACGGAAGCCAAGACGGGCATGCGTCCTATCTCCCCTCGGAATTATAAGAAGGGTGGCAAGGTTGTTGGTAAGGCTGCGGGTGCAGCTTCCAAGGCCAGAGCTGACAGAAAGGCCCGCAAGGCAGGCGGCGCTGTAGAAAAAGAAATTGGTGTTGGCATGGCCAACAAGAACATGAAGGAAGCCAATAAGTCACGCGAAGGCGTGAAGCACATTGGCGGCCTTAAGCATGGCGGCGAAGTTCCATCTGACAAAGAGACGCAGACGGATAAGGCCCGCATTGGAACGGAAAAGATTAAGCCAGTCCGTGGCGCTGCCCAGCATTATAAGAAGGGCGGCAAGGCAGATCATCCTGATGTTGCTGAGGATAAATCCCTCATTAAGAAGATGGTTAAGAAAGAAGCCCTTACTGGCAAAGCTGAAGGTGGCGGCAAGTGGATTCAGAAAGCTATTAAGCATAAGGGAGCCTTACATAAGCAGTTAGGTGTTCCTGCTGGTGAGAAGATTCCAGCTAAGAAGCTTCATGCTGCGGCTGAAAAGGGCGGAAAGTTAGGAAAACGTGCGCGGTTGGCTGAGACGCTTGGACGCCTTGGCAAGGCTTGGGGCGGCGGATTAACTGGTGAAAAGAAAAGTAAAGGCCGTAAAAATAAACACTTCCCAGAAATCAGCATAAAAATTGAAACAAGTAAAAGTAATCAGCCTTTGTCTGATATGGGTATTCCAATGGGTGCTGGCATGCCTGCACCAGTTGGCGCCCCTGCGGCTCCGCCTATGGGTGCTGCTGGTCCTGCGCCAACACCCCCAGGGATGGCTCCTGGTGCGCCTCCTCCAGGTGGTGTTCCTGGTATGCCGTTTAAAAGTGGTGGCCGTGTAGGTAAGTTTAACGGCGGCCCAATGATGGGTGCGCCTGTTGCGGCTCCTCCTGTGGCCGTTATGCCTGGTCCTGGATCTACTCCTACTGGATCTTTTGGGCCAGCTCCTTCCGCTGTCCCTACTGGCTCCTTTGGTCCGGCTCCTGCGCCAATGCCTCCAGGAGTTAGCCAATTACCCCCAAGTGTCGGCCCTGGAATAATGCGTCCTCCAATGGGCGGGCCTCAAGTGCCGCCAATGGGTGGTGGAGTTACACCTACAGGATTTCATCCAATAACTGGACAGCCAATGGGAGGTCCTATTGGGTCCCCTCCTGTATCTAGGATGCCTGGTGGTATTGGCGCCCCTGGGGTTATCCCTCGCCGCCGTCCTATGCCTGGTCCTATGCCTGCTCCTGGACCTGTTGGCGGACCTATAACTGGAGTTCCTTTAATGCGTAAATCAGGTGGTAGAATTACGAAGGTAGCCAAGTCATACAAAGACATGGAAGCCGGCGCAGCAAGTGGTGAAGGCCGTTTGCAGAAAACTGATATTGCCAAGCTGCGCAAGGATGCTCCTGCGCGCAAGTCTGGAGGAAAGGTTCGCGGTAAGTAATTACTGCGACGGGGCTGGCTACTTCCCCCTTCCTCAAGAAGCCAGCCCCACTTACATAGAGGAAGGCCAGAGAGGAAGCTGGATATGGGAACACTTACGCCGTTGCACGTTTACGTGCATTTACTAGAAGACCTTATTGATACTGAGATTGAACGTCTTATGGAAAATATGGCTTTAGGCCGTCACGACTATCCTGAATACAAATATGCAGCGGGCAAGATTGCTGGTCTTGCCCAGACGAAGGAATATCTGGCTGAAGCAGACCGGGTATACAGAGAGAAGGTTCTCTAACGAAGAAGGGGAAAATAATGGTTAATATGCTTATGGATCACGACGTTGACCCTAAGCAGAAGTTACTAGGTGAATTAGGTGATTTATCCAATATTGAGATTTTTAACAACCAAGTGCTCTGCTGTGTTTATATCAGGCCCAATAAAACTAAGAGCGGTCTGTATTTAACAGACAAGTATACGGACGAAGACAGGTATCAGGGCAAAATTGGCCTGATTGTCGGTATGGGTCCGTCTGCCTTCCAAGATGATACGGGTGAATGGTTTGATAATGCCACCCTCAATCTTCATGATTGGGTTGTATTTCGGCCATCTGACGGCTGGGGCGTCACTATAAATGGTGTTTTGTGCCGAATGTTGTCGGACACGCAAATAAAAATGCGTGTGCCGTCTCCAGACGTAGCTTGGTAAGGAGTATTTAAATGAGTGATGATCCTGAAGTCGTCGAAGTGACGCTGGAAGATGATAAAAAAATGCCTGAAAATGAGCCAGAAGTTGAAATTGTAGACGAAGCTTCGGCAAAACCTGAAAAGGTAGAGAAATCTTCTGAAATTGCACCAGAAGAAGGCATTAATGAGCTCAAGCGCAAGCTTGAAATTGAGCAATTAGCGCGAGTTGAGGCTGAAAGACGCGCAAGAGAGGCTCAACTTAATGCTCAAAAGGCCAAAGATGAGACAATTGAAGCCCAATATCAAATGGTTTCTAACGCCATTGATACATTAAAGGGGCGTTCTCAAGCTTTGCAGAATGCTTATGCTGAGGCGTTAAATGTTGGCGACCATGCAAAGGCCGCTGAAATCAATAACGCCATGGTTACGAATGAAAATCAGCTTGAAAAGCTGAAAGAAGGCAAAAAAGCTATGAAAAAGCAGTTGAAAGATGCGGAAGACGCATCTTCTCAACAGCAACAACAGCCTGTTCAGCATGGGGACGTTGTAGATCAGCTTATTTCTTCTGTTGCGCCTTCTTCTCCTAAGTCTGCCATGTGGCTACATCAAAACAGAAGTCTTATTCGTTCTGAAACAGACGTAAGAAAGATGTTCAGGGCGCATGAGGACGCAATAGATGATGGTATTAGGCCAGACTCAGATGAATATTTTAAGTTCATTGAAAGTCGTCTGACTCCCAGTCGTCGTTATGAGTCTCCACAAAATGAAGCCACACCAGAAAGCCCTCTTTCTAGTGCAGCTGCGCCTAAAAGAACCCCACAACCACCTCCGGCTCCTGTTTCTCGTGGGGGCCAGAGGCCGAATGTCGTGCGTCTTTCGCGTGAGCAAGCCGACATGGCAAAAATGATGGGAATGACTGAATCTGATTACGCTAAACAGATGGTTGCGCTTCAAAAAGAAGGCAAGCTTGGACATTAAGGATTAAAATCATGAGTGATACGCCAATAGTTACAAAAAGAGGCCGCAAGCCAAGTCTTTTTGGTAAAAAGAACCCAGTTGAATCAATTGATGAAATTGACTCAGAACTTGAAGGCATCCAGTCTGGTGCCCCTGCTGATGTTCAGCCAATACGCCCTTCACTACGGGAAGAAGACCCTAGAACTCGCGCAGCTAAACGTGCTGCTGAGTTGCGTGGTCATTTAGGGGATGTTGTTGATGGCACTGATGACTTTTACATCAGTGAAGACACCATTCCCGACGGCTGGCAATATGAGTGGAAGCGGCATACAACTTACGGCGCCGAAGATCCTGCTTATCAGGTAGCTTTGGCCCGTTCTGGTTGGACGCCTGTTCCTGCTTCGCGCCATCCTGAAATGATGCCGCATAATACCGCCAGTGAAACTATCTTGCGTAAGGGGATGGTTTTAATGGAATGTCCAAAAGAAATTACGGATGAGCGTAAGCGGTATGAACAGCGCAAGGCCCGTGAGCAAGTCCGACATAAGGAAGCACAACTTGCTGGAACTCCTGAGGGCACAATGACTCGTGACCATGCGCGAGTGAGGCCGAGTATTAAAAAGGGATATGAGCCAATTCCTGTTCCTGAGGAATGAGATAATAGGGGCGGCAATTAACCGCCCCTTTACTTTTATTAGTTGTCAATAGTATAATGTTATTAAGTCTTAAAGGCTTAGGCTCCCCCGGCGCGGAGCATTAACTTATCCCTGTTCCATAGTTGCCCCGGCGCGCAATGAAGGAACTCCTGAAAAGGAGGAACCGTCATGGCGAATACAAATGCGCCGTTTGGTTTCAAACAGTATCAGGGCACTGGGTCTGCTCCCACCTATGAGCAGGTCGCAATGACCATTGCTAGTAATTACGCCACGGCAATTTACTTTGGCGACCCCGTGCAGCCAGTGGTTGGCACGGCAACTGGTTATATCCGCGTTTATAACACCGCTGGCACGGCTGCCTGCGCTGGTATTTTCGCTGGTTGTAAGTATCTGTCAGTTTCCCAAAAGCGCACAGTCTGGTCAAATTACTGGCCAGGTTCAGACGCGAATGGTGATGTGACGGCATACGTCATCAATGACCCTAACGCGAAGTTCCTTGTGCAAGCTGGTGGAACGAATGTTGGCTTCTCAAAGATTGGCCAGAACATTCAGGTCAACCTCGGCACTGGCAATGCTAACTCTGGCATTTCTGGCGCTTATGTTGAGTCTCCTGCCACGACTGCAACGCTTCCTTTCCGCGTAGTTGATGTTGTCACTCAGCCTCCTGGCGCGAATGGCACAGACGCTACGGCTGCTTACAATCTCGTTATTGTGCAGTTCAACAACTCGCTGACCCGTGCAAACGGCGCTCAGACGGGCATCAGCTAAGGGAGTAAAGGACCATGGCTGTTAATCTCTCTGCCATAAAAGACCTTCTGCTCCCCGGCTTGCGCGGAGTTGAAGGCAAGTATGAGATGATCCCATCTCAATACGACAAAATCTTCACCAAGCATGATTCCAAGATGGCGCTTGAGCGCACCGCAGAAATGCGTTTCTTGGGTCTTGCGCAGCTGAAAACTGAAGGCGGCCAGACTGCTTTCGACAACTCAGCTGGTGAGCGTTATGTCTACAACCAAGAGCACACTGAAATTGCTCTGGGTTACGCCATTACGCGCAAAGCAGTTGACGACAATCTGTATAAAACACAGTTCATGCCGTCAAACCTTGGCCTGATTGAGTCGTTCCAGCAGACGAAGGAAATTTACGGCGCCAACGTGTTGAACACGGCGACGACGTATAATGCTTCCGTTGGTGGTGACGGTAAGGCGCTTTGTGCGTCTGACCATCCTATTGATGGTGGCACGGTTTCAAATCTGCCGACAGTTCCAGTTGACCTCAATGAAGCTACGTTGCTGAATGCTATGATTAGCATCCGCACGAACTTCAAAGACCAAGCTGGCCTGAAGGTATTTGCCCGTGGCCGTCGTCTTGTTGTTCCGCCACAGCTTGAGCCTGTTGCAATTCGTCTTACAAAGACGGAACTGCGCCCAGGCACAGCAGACAATGATGTCAACGCAATCATGATGACTGCCGGGGGCCTTCCCGAAGGTTACATGGTCAATGACTTCTTGACCTCTGCTTATGCTTGGTTCCTTCTCACTAACATTGACGGCCTTTCCTACATGGAGCGCGTTAAGTTCGAGACGGACATGCAGGTAGATTTCGTAACCGACAACCTTTTGGTTAAAGGCTACGAGCGTTATAGCTTCGGCTATTACAACTGGCGTTCAATTTGGGGTTCATTCCCAACGTCGTAAGTAAAACATGGCGGGGGCCTCTGATTTAAGCCCCCGTCTTCTTTCTGGGTTTTCAAGCTGTATAGACCGGCCCAGCGGACGCTGCACAGACTATACAGCGACTCGTGCAGGAGGCTCTTATGGGCACCACTACTTTTACCGGCCCAATTACGGCTGGGGATGTTTTATATACTACTGGATCAACTGTTGGGACACTGGCCAATGTTGGCTATGTTCTTATGTCGCAGTCTGTTCCTGTTACTCAGGCTACTAACGGAACTGTTGCTGGTCTTTACACGACTACAATTGTGGTTCCAGCCGGAAGCCAAATTACGTCCATCAAGCTTTATGTAACGACAGCTTGGGACGGCGTTGCAAGCACGTTTAATATTGGCACAAGTGCAACTGCTACTGAATTGGCTGTTGCTGCGACTGCCGCAAATACCGGCGTTGCTGTTGGTATTGTAAGCGTGTCGCCAGGCACTGATGCTACGAGAGTTGGAAACTGGATTGACGTTGGGACTTCTGACGTTCAAATTTTCATGCTTTCAACAAATACTGGTGCAGGTGTTGGTGTTCTTACGGTAGACTACGTTCAGGCTCTTGGCCTCTAACAGAGTAACGGAGAAAGACTATGGGTAAATATTACGCAGGTGGTGACTCTAATGTTGCTAGTGAAGCTGCAAACAAGACTGAAACCTTTAAAAAGGGTGGATGCGCTAAGAAGGGTGGCAAAGTAATGTCTGCTGCTCATAAAGGTAAAAAGCCAGCCCGTGCAACGGGTGGTGGTGTTTTCTCTTCAGCTAAAGCTGGAACACCTCGCGGCAAGGCTTCACATTACTAATTTAAATTAGTAGGTGCTTCGGCGGGGTGTCCAAAGCCCCGCCGCCTATATATTGCGAGGATAAAATGGCAAAATCTCCTGCATGGCAAAGAAAAGAAGGTAAAAACCCTGAGGGTGGATTAAACGCCAAGGGGAGGGCTTCTGCTAAGGCTGAGGGCCACAATCTTAAGCCGCCAGTTTCTAAGAAACAGGCTGCAAAAAGTGAAGCATCTGCTGCGCGGAGAAGTTCATTCTGTGCTAGAATGACAGGTATGAAGAAAAAGCTTACGGGTTCAGCGGCAGCCGCAGACCCAAATAGTCGGATAAATAAATCTTTGAGAAAATGGGATTGTTAATATGGGCAAGCCCTTTTGGGAAAAAGACGCACCTAAAGACGCCAAGCACAAGGCTTTGAGTGTGAAAGGTGTTAAGCTAGCCAAGGCGAAGGCCAGAGCCGCTGGCCGTCCATATCCAAACCTTGTTGATAATGTAGCTGCGGCTAGAGCCGGACACACAAAGGGAAAATAAAATGCGCCCAATTACAGTTAGTGTTGGACCACTTGCGGCAGCATCAGCAACAAGTATTGCGGCTGCTCAAACAATTACTGGTTCTGGATATTTAACCCTTACGTCTTCTGTTGTTACTTTGGATGTTCCGCGTAGAGTTATAATTACGTCAGTTGGTGATGATACGGGAATAACATTTACTATTTCTGGGACAACTTTTGGCGGAACAAGTGTTTTTCAAACAATTGCCGGTTCTAATGCAAGCACGGCATCAACTACTGTTGATTTTGCCACTGTTACAAGCATTTTAACCAGCGACACAACAGCTGGTAATGTTTCTGCTGGCACAAGCACTGTAGCTGGAAGTGATTGGGCTAGATTGGATGACTGGGCTCCAAACTTTGTTTCCATCCAAACGGACGTTAGTGGGACTGTAAATTATACAGTTCAAACAACATTGGATGATCCAAATTCTGCAACTGATCCAGTATCTATTACAAATGTTAGTTGGTTTAATTCTACGGATTCTGCTCTTGTTGGGGCTTCTGCTGGAAAACAGTCTGGCATTACTTATGCGCCAACATTTATTCGCATACTCTTAAACAGCGGTAGCGGGACTGTTTCTGGGACATTCTTACAGTCTGGCGGCGTTGGTCTGTAAATATAATATTTAAGGTCGGGGTAGTATGGCAAATTTACCAATATCTGGCCTTGCGCCTGGTGCAGCAGTTTCTGGTACTGACGTTTTACCTAACGTCCAAGTTACGGGTGTTGGGCCAGTAAAGACATCTGCTGCTCAAATTAAGACATATACAAGCGCCTCTCCTGTTCTTGTCACGCCTAATCTTGGGACGCCTTCTGCTGGTGTTCTGACAAACTGCACAAACTTACCTATTTCAACTGGTGTTTCTGGTCTTGGCACAGGGGTGGCGACTGCTCTTGCTGTTAATGAGGGGACAGCGGGCTCTTTTGTTATTAATGGTGGGGTTCTTGGGACGCCATTGTCGGGGACTTTGACTAATTGCGGCGGCCTTCCAATTACAAACGTGACTGGGTTAGGTACTGGAGTTGTTTCCGCTCTTGGATCTACGCCATCAGGGACTGGCGCCCTTGTTCTTACCACGAGTGCCTCATTGGTAACGCCAAACCTTGGCACCCCTGCAAGTGGGACATTGACCAACTGCACAGGTTTTCCAGTTGCGTCTCTTTCTGGGCTTGGAGCTAATGTTGCAACATTTTTAGCAACCCCAAATTCTTCTAATTTAGCTGCTGCGGTTACAGATGAAACTGGTTCTGGTTCTCTGGTTTTTGCAAATTCCCCCACTCTTGTTACGCCAATTCTCGGAACTCCGTCCAGCGGGACACTTACAAACTGCACAGGTCTGCCAATTTCTACTGGTGTCAGTGGTCTTGGAACTAATGTCTCAACATTTTTATCAACACCGACATCAGCAAATTTAGCTTCTGCTATTACGGATGAAACTGGTTCTGGTTCTCTTGTTTTTGCGACATCTCCGACGCTAACTAATATTAATGTTGCGGCTGGAACAAATACTCTTGCGCCAATTAAGCTGGCATCTGGAACAAATCTTACGACAGCTGCCGCTGGTGCTATAGAGTATGATGGAACTGTTCCTTATTTCTCTATTGCGGCAAGCACAAGGGGCGCACTTCCTTCAGAGCAGATTGTTGTTCTTGGGACG